AGACCACCGAAGCTCAGGAAGTTGTTCCAACCAACCACTGGGTATCTAGTGTAACTTATATCGCACCATCGATTCGAACTATATTTCATACGACAATCGAAGCACGACAGACGAGATGGCCGACATGACAGCACCCCCTTCCTTTCTCGACAAGTTCGGGGGCTCCACTGCCAATGTGGATTACACGGACGATCCCTCTAAGCAGGGCGGTATCTTACCCATCCCACTTCAGGGCGACTCGCTCGCGACGCTTGAGACGAAGATGCGAAACCTGGCGCGAGTTGTGGAACGCGGTGCCAGTGTGGCCCGATTCACGGGTATGATGGGGACCCCGCAGCAATCAAGAGACGCCCTCCAAACAGCGAAGATGAGAATGACAGAGGTTGAGAAGGAAATGTTCAGCCACTGGGAGGCTGGGGGGCGCCTACCTGATGTGAATTGGGGTACAGATGTTGATGCAATGCCCTCTGGCTCGGAACCTCGCCGCAAGGCTGAGATCCAAGCGGAGGCCCTCAATCGCCTCTACAAGACGGATGCCGCCACAGCTGGGCACGTGGTACATTGGAAGAAGACCTTCCGCGCAATTATACCACTCCTGGTGTCTATGACCAAAGTGGTGGGCTCAGAGAGAGATTTTCTTGGTGGCCAGGATGTCTTAGACGCCAATGAGATGGCGGAAGTTCAGACGATTGGCAAAGTGAATGGCACTACCTACGCTAGCATCAATGCCATTCAGGAGGAGGTGCATCGTCTCCTATCCTCTATCAATAGGTCTAAGGACCTATTACAGGCTAGGGAGCATGCACTTAAGGCCAAGAACCCTAAGTATAAGGTGAAGCAGTCCCCCGCTAATGACGCGCGTCAGTTGCTCGGTAAAAGACGCTTAGGAGCTGATGTCGATTTCTCTGCGGATCCCATCCCGGAACGCCGGGTGAGACGTAATCTAGCTCTCGGGGTGCATCAGGAGTCAGTTCCTATAGCATCTAGAGCGGGGGAGCAGAGAGCCCCAACTCGGGGCGGAATCAATCAGCGCCGGCCTCACCCCGACACTGACCCGTCAGCGGACATGGACACGCAGATCTAGGGGTTTGGCAATGTCGCGGACGCGCCAGCAATTGCTGAGCGACAGGAGCCTGAGGAGGACACTTCCATGGTGGGTGTGGGTAGTGACACTGATGGTAATGATGAGCATTCCTATGAACAGTGGCGAACCACACCCTTGGATGTTATCATCGCGCGGGATTGGGTAGTGGAGTTGGAGCAGGGGCCCATGGAGCTCATGGCTGAGTTGGGGTTGCGTAGCCCTAGTTATCCGGATCTGGAGCATCATGCTACCTGGATATCGGATGATGATGGCGACGTGACCCGCACTGGAGTTCCTTACAGAGGAGAGAATCTGTTCGCTCAATGGGTACTCGAGACTCTCCTTGGTGAGAGTCGGATGGATGTGGAGCTCACGGCAGAGGTGGCCGCTGAGATGGGGGTGATGGCTGTGGCTGGTTATAGTGCAGCGGTCTGGCTGCAAGGGGAGGTGATTGATCTTCGAGTGCTGCGCGTGGCATCAACACCACTCGCTCAAGCTTACCATGCGCTAGTCGCAGGTAAGAGTGCGGTAGATGAGAAACACTTCATGGGGGGCAGTGCGAATTGAGGTGTCGTGTTTTATTGGCGTTTGTGTATTTAAAGTTCCTGTGGGGGCACCCCTCCCACAGAAGGGTCTGACCGCGAATGTTCAGTGGCTGGCAGGCGAGCCATCCCCGGAGTAACGACCTTAAACTATCAAATTGAAGCTGGTGCCCAGG